GCTTTCGCCTCTGTTTTGCTTATTATTTCTATATTCTCGGGGATTTTCCGAAATACATTCTTATATTTTTCACGGTCAATATGTGCTGCCATTTTCTTCTCGCCCACTATCTCATCAATAAAACCTTTCTCTTTCGCCTCTGTAGCATTTAACCATGTCTCTTCATCCATCAACTTCGAAATTTCATCTTCCTCTAATCCGGTTTGCTTCTGATAAGCCGGCATGATGGAATCGTTTTTCACCTTATTCAGATCATCAATAGCCTTTTCAAAATCCTTGACATCGCCTATCACCATGCCCCAGGGGTTATGGATCATCATAAGGGCATTTTCTGCCATGCGAATCTCATCGCCTGCCATAGCAACCACCGAAGCAATGGATGCGGCCAGGGCATCAATCTCCACGATCACCTTTGCCCTGTTTCGCTTTAGAATATTGTAAATTGCCACACCGTCAAATACATCGCCACCGGGGGAATTGATAAAGACATTTATAATATCTACCTTCCCCAGCTTTTTGACTTCATCGGCAAAATCTTTAGCACTAAAACCGTCAAACCATCCTGTACCGATATCCTGATAAATCCAGATATCGGCGGATTTTTCCTGTGCATTTTTTATTATTCTTAACCCCGAAATCATATCTGTCTTATCCTCTTTGCTTTCATCCCATTGTGTTTCGCACACAGCCCGGCGCTGTGATTCATCGGGAAATTCCTCAACCATGACTTCATCGCCCATACATCTATCGATAAAGTCATCTTTTTCCTCTTCTTTACGCGGATTGGGTAAGGGCATAATTACTCTCCTTAATTTCTAATAAATGGATTTGATTCTGGATATCGCCTGCCAGATTCCAGAGATCTTCCTTTGTTTGTTCTTTTTCAATTTCTTCCGCCTCGGCAAAATTTTGTAACGCAATCTCGAAAAGTCCAATATCATCAAACCCTATGGCCTTTGCGTAACCGAGAAATACAGGCCGCAAAGTTTTAATCAAATATTGCATATGGTCTTGTTTGAATCTCTCCACCCATGCTTCCCATTTATCCTCAGCAGTATTTTTGCGAGCATCCTCTAGCCGTTTTGCCTTACGATCATATATGCGCTCAAGGGCATCATGGAAAACCAGTCTCCAGGCTGCCTTGGTTTCCTCTCCTTCTTTTTCTTCCTCGCCTTGTTTCGGTGCTTCTAATTGCAACGGTATTTCTTGTTTTTCGCCTATTTTCTCTAAGGTGGTATATTGGCCCTGCATGACATGTTTATCCCCATCAGAACCGATAGGGTTATCATCTTCAAGTTCTAGAATTTTATTTGCGCTATAAACGCCCATATTTCTCATTATCTGATAAAACTGGGCACGCGCCCGGCTATCGCCTCGAAGTAAACCCTTGACATTGAGTTTAGAGTAAAAAATACCTCTAGCACGTGAACTGATAAGCTTATAATCCGCTTCTTGTTCAAGGCGCATGGCCCAAGGAATTATAGTATCTTGTACGACTTCAATTGATTGGTGTTCAATATTTGAAAAGGTTGCCCTTTCCAAATCCGCAATCTTATGCGGGGGCACGCGAAACCACCGGGCTATTTCAGTCACGGTAAATTTTCGGCTTTCAAGGAATTGGGCATCCTTCAGGGGCATGGTCATTGTTTGCCATTCCGTACCCTCTTCAAGTATGAGGGGAGTCCACGCTTTGCGAGGACCCTTGTGATGTTCTTCCCAACTTTTTTTTAAATTATCGAATCCTTTATCTCCAAGTGCTTTTGGATGCTTTAATATGCCGGAAGTAACCGTGCTATTTTCATAAAACGAGGCTGCAAATTCATCAGCCGCCAGACCTGCTCCTATGCTTCGGGCCGCCAAAGCGACAACGGAATATCCTTTAAGTTCATCCCCTAATCCTCTGAGGTGAAATATTTGCTCGGGGAAAAGAATTATTTTGCCAGTATTTCTTTGACTTATTTCATAGTGCAACCCAATTTCAGAATCATTTTTCGGCGTCACTCGATCAGGAGCAATAGGCCATAATGCTAGAGGCCGTCCCATGACATCACGCTCTATTTCCGCATAAGCATTGCCCCAAAGATTAACCCAGGCCAGCATCAAAACCCGCCAATCGAAAGAGGACATATAGGGGTTTGGCCTGGTATGCAGTAAACGATAAACATTATTACTCAGAGCCGGGTCACTTCCGCCATCTATTCTGCGTTGCCGGAGTTCCCAGGGCAATGAGGCCACTGATTCGGAAACGTATCGGACTGCCCCAAATACCGCCGATAAACATAACGCCGTTTCATGATCTACCCACATCCCGCCCTTAACCACAGGCACAAACATTCTAGGGGATGATCTGAAATATTCATCAATGTTGCGCGAAAATATTAACCGGAGGCGCTGTAAGAATTTCATAATGTGCGCAATCCTCTTGTCTCATAAACACTCGTTTCATCTTCATGTGATATGGCACGACTCAGGGCCATAATCAGAGCAATTATGCCATCAATCTTCTGGGCATCTTTTTCCTTAGTCGGATAGTAATATTTTACCGATCCCCCGGCCCGGCCCTGTTTCTTGACCACATTGGAAAGCATCCACGCTAATATCGGATCTCCATTATGGCGAATCGTATTAGCATAAATAACCGCTTCCAGTTCCTTCATAGGTTCGCTCATAAGTGCTGGGCCTTGTGCGATTTCCACACATTCAAATGAAGCCCACTCCATAATATTGGCAATCAAATAGCTTGCCTCCCGGGGATCAAAAGCGAGCTCGATAATGGGATTGATTTCATTAATCGCCTTGATATCGCTTTCCACTACTTGAAAATCCGTCCGGGCCCCCTCGGTTTCCGTCAACCATCCCTCTGCAAGCCACCGTTGATAATGCTTGTTGTGTAGTAGCCATATGGTTTCAGAGGGAAGATAATGACTTGCAAAGGCAATCCATAAATCATCCCGTTTAAAAAGACGGATTAATGAACACATATCAATTTTTGAGGCTAGGTCTAAACCGATAACGCATTGCTCGCCTTTGAAATCATTAATATCAAGCCTGGTATCTTCACATTTCTGCCAGAGATCCGGTTCGATCCATCGGGTACTGACATTCATCCATTCATTAAGATGCTTACAACGGATGACGTTCTGTTGGCTTACCCGCTGTTTGGCTTCATTAAGGGTATCTTTTAACTCTTCTTCAGAAACGGATATTCCATAGTTTGGATTGATCTTTTTCCAGGTTGCAATATCTTTCCAATCATCATCTTTATCAATGGCGTAGATCAGCACAAAAAGTTTATCATCTTTCAGAGTCCCCTCGACTACGTTCCGGGCATAATCATCAAGTTCTTTACATGGACTTGATAAATCTACCCCGGCAGTGGTAATAATGAGTTGTAACGGTTCCTGCCGGGCTCCCATGCCCGTTTTCATAGAATCTACTTGCTCGGATGTGGCATGTTCATGGTATTCATCATGGATCGCACAATAAGGGGATTGCCCCTCTCCCGGCTTGCCGATAAGTCGGCGAAAGAAAGACAGTTCATCTTCCCGGTGGATGCTAGAGGCCATAACCTCAACACCAAACTGCTCTTTGAATCCTTTTGCCCTACTTGCCATAGCCTTAGCGGGGCGAAATACCTCGTTTGCCTGATCTTCTGAGGTAGCGCCACAATATATTTCCGCCCCGGGCTCCGCTTCGATAGTGAGCATTCCAAGACCGATAATGGCAGCGAGAGTGGTTTTCCCATTCTTACGGGGAAGGAATACAAAGGCCCGCCGAAACCGGCGAAAACCTGTTTTTTTATTTTCCCAACCAAATAGATTGGCGAGTAGAAAGCATTGCCAATTTTCAAGGGTAAGGGTAGTCCCACTCCATTCGCCCTTAACATGGGGCATAAGCTCGGCAAAGACACAAAACCGCTCGGCACGATCAGCATTGAAGCGATAGGGAAAACTTGCCTTTTTCTCATTTGCAAGGTCATCGAGAAAGCGTTTGCAGGCAAGGCGGGCCCACTTGCAGGCCGGGATTTTCCCTTCGATAATATTTTTCGCGTATCGCTTCGCTTTGGTTATGTGAGGTTTTTGTTTATATTTTACGCTCATTTATTTCCGAATTGTCTGAAGCCGGTACGTGACGATTCATCCGGTATCTGAATAGGATGCACTCTGGTTCTCATCGTTGCGGGGATGCCCATGATGGCCGCGTTGTCCCGCATTTCCTTCATGGCTTTATTGGCTATCCCGACCAATGGCGATTGAATGATATTTCCCTTGGCTGTTTTAATCAGAAAGCCTTTCTCTTTAACCATACGCTCCACCTCAGCCCACCGACCAAACGCCTGACAGTAAGCGGCAAAAATACCCCGATCGATCTCGGCGAGCATTCCGAGCTGGTAGAGTTTTTCAGACATCCGGCCCCATTCCTGTAGAGCATCGGCATTGAGAAAATCGGGCGGAGAGGGGATTCCGACTTTCGGCTTCGGCTCATCCTGATTCGCCCGGTCTTTCCGAAAGGTGCCCTGAATAACTTTTAGCGTGGTCGGTTTTGGTTTACGGCCTTTTGTCACATCAGACCTCGAATTCATATCCGCATTCTGGGCATTTAATCTTTTTCTTTTCATCCAATCGAGGTTGTTCTCCTTCTGGAACCGGACTAAATGAAGTCATAATGTTTTCGAGTTCTTTCACATCAAAACCAATTAATTCCATGTCGAAATTGCCGGTATCAAGCTCGGTCAAAGCATTAACCAATTTCGGAAAATCCCACTCTCCACCTTGTTTATTTGCAGCTATATTTGCAGCAGCCTCTTTTTCCTCATCCCAATCAACCTCACGGTAAATCCATTGACCATAAGGGGTTTCTATATACCCGATTGCAGTTGTACCCTGTCCGTCTTTGTATGCTTGTTTCTTGATAGGCCATTGTGGATCAAATACCTTTACTCGTTGATGACCGCCGATTATATGATTGGTGTTTACATTGACCACGATGCCCGAAAGATCGCCAAATTCCTGCATGGATTTTGACAACATTTCCAGTTGCTTGTCGGATATTTGCCTTGGATTAAAAGGCGCGGGTTTTAGGTCCTGAACCTTCATTGACCCCCTATGCTAATTTTGACAAGAAAAAAGATTACT